GGAAACCACACGATCTTCGTATGGGTCATAAAATTGACTCGTTAAGTCTTGGTCATAACCGCCGGTTGTTCCCCTTATTAGCGCCTCTGACTCTCCAAGTCTTTGCCCAAATTCACCAGCCGCGCCTCGCTGTATTCCTTCAATATCGCCAAGCTCTCCGCCAAAGCGTTCTGCGGCCTCTAAACCTCTTTGTTCAGCAGCGCCCAGTCTTCCGCCAAAGCGTTCTGCCGCTCCCGTGCCCATGGCTTCCACATCGCCGAGTCTACGGCCAAATTGGTCAACAGCACCTCGCTGTATTCCTTCTGTTTCGCCTAATCTTTGTCCAAATGCTCCGGCAGCACCCCGTTGTATTCCCTCGGTTTCACCAAGCCTACCGTACAGATCACTGGCTGCTCCGCCGGCAAGCTGTCTGCCCTCACCAATTGAGCTTAAAAGCCCTTCTAGGCCTCTGTCACGCAATGCTTGCTCTTCGGCCACGCCACGCTCCATGGACCCTAGCGCTCGTTCGCCCATCTCTCTCTGTCGCCCTAAGCCCCTGTCAGATAGGTTTACGCCTTGTTCATAGGCTGCCTCTGCGTCAGATAAATAACGGTCCTGTATTCCGAGTTGTGCGCGTGTACGCGCCATTGCTCTTTGTTGATCTGGGCTAAACCCAGCCACTTCTTGCGGGACAACTCTTGGGGTTCCGTCGGGGTTAAAAAATGTGGTTTCTGCTGCTTGCATCGCACCAGGGATAAAGCCGCCTTGCCCATCCAGGCCAAACAACAGCTGTTGCGTTGTCGGGTCTGACATCGTTGTAGTTTGATTGATGCCAGAAACGTAGGGGGCATCACCAGCGGCATCAGTTGCCGGAGGCAACATATCAATGTCCATGTCCTGAATCGTTTCTTGTGCCGGCGGCTGATTAATGCCAGCCTGTTGTTGTTTATACGATCTTAGCTCGTCAAGGCTAATGCCGTAATAGTCGGCTTCTCGCTGAGCTATATCATTTAGATATTGAGCATGAGCTGCTTTTTGTTCTCGCGTCCAGCCTCCAGCTGGGCGTTGTGGCATTATCGACGCACTTGGCTCCATGTAACTAGACATTTGCCATCCTCCTCGAGTCACCGACATAATCGCTAAATAAGCCCATCATGTCATACATTAAACTGGTGCCGTTCTCTCTGTCTGGGGCTCCAGCCGGAATAAGCGTTAGTATGCCATCTTGATTATTTAGATCGTATCCTCCAGCACCCCTGACGGCTTCGCCGGTCATAACAAACTCACCGTCTGAAAGCATGGCGGGTATGTCGTCGCTGGTTTCTGTGCCATCACCCGTAATAGCGCCGTTCATTCTATTAAATTCGTCTATGGAAACATTGCCACCTTCTGCATAAGCCATTGCCATTGGGTAAACCGCTCCGCCATGGGCCGCATTCATTGGTTGATTGCGAGCTGCCCAAGCTGCTTTTTCTGCGGGGCTCCATGTTTGAGGCGTTGGCTGATTCCGATAAGCGGAGATTGCTTGCTGTTGCGCCCAAGCTGCTTTTTCTGCGGGGCTCCATGTTTGAGGGATCACCGATTCATCTGGCAGAGGAGGTGGCTGCCCACCCGACAGTGTTGGTATAGTACCGCTAGGCAACAAACCAAACTCAACAGGATTAGGCGCTTGTGTGCCCATTCTTCTCGCTATCTCGGCTTCTATGTTGTATCGGCCAGTTGGGCCCATTGTGGTTAATGGGGTTAGTGGGACGCCTTTGTCAGCCTTAGCTTCGTCGTAAGCCATTTTGCCCAATAGATAAGCCGGTATACCGGCAGCTGCCAAACTGCCAAGGCCACCAAGCATTCCGCCGGCTCCGCCACCAAGCAATCCGCTGGCTACGCCACCAAGCAATCCGCCGCCGCCCCCACCACCAAACATTCCGCCGCCTTGGCCTTGGATAAATTGTCCAGCTGCCTGTTGAACTAATTGTCCTGTGACTGGATTGACTAAACCGGCATCTTTCATTTGTTGTTGTGTATATGTATTGCCAGCAGCATCTTGATATGTGGTTTGGCCCGCTCCAGTGAAAGGTGTTGGTATCACCGATCCGGTTACGCCGCCCATCACGCCTTGTGTGCCAAACAGATTGCCTTGTAAGCCTCTGGTTAAACTTTGTATGCCGGCCCCGGCACGAGATAACATTTGTGAAGGATCTGTGATACCGGTAGGCAAGCCTTCGCCGGTAATTTTGTTCACCCACTGTAAATCACCTTGTGCATCTGTAGCTTGTATATAATCGTCTGGGTTTTGTGATCTAAATAAACCCTTTGCGGTTCCTAGAGGATCACTGACTAAACTACCAATGCCTTTAGATATGGCGCCAGGGAGATCTTTAACACTTTGCCCCAGGCCGGAAAGGAACCCCCCGCCGCTTGCTGAAGTGCCTTTAATAGCACTGATACTGTCGCCGATACTTGGGCCAACTCTTAGCGGCCCTGCCACGGTTAATAATGAAAGCGGGTTGGCCTTGCCTGTGGCCACGTCAATAACCGTAAACGCTTTGTTAGCTAACGCAGCTATTGGCTGCCAAGGTCCAGGTATAAACTGAGCCACCTTAGCAATTGGTTTAATAACTTTTTTAACAACCTTTTTAATGCCTTTGACCAGTTTCTTGAGGAAACCAAACTCTTCCAAACCAGTTATTGGGTTTAATGACGCTATCCCCACGGAAGAAACCATTGTTTCTGGGTCTATACCCAGCTCTTCAAATTTTTTGTTGACAACGCCTTCAAATTGTTCATCTTCAAACGCCTCTGGAGGGATAATTACTTCGCCTGGCCTTAAATGGGCTAAGGAAGTATCTTCACCGCGACCTTGCAATTGTATTTGTGCGGCTATTTCACCCAGAGGTGCAGCAGCGCCAACCGACGCGGACTCTATCATCCGGTCAAGCACTTTAATTTCGTCAGGGTCTGTAGTTTGTGATTTTTGTATTTGCAAGCCTTCAATGGCTGACTCCAGCTCCATAGCTGGGTCCATTGGTTGCATACCTTGAGCCATCTGCATTTCAGCATCGGAGATTGCAGCGCCAGCTTCTGCGCCTATGTGGGCTGTGCCGCCGTGTCGCATTCCCATGGCTTCATACTCTCCGTGAGTAGCGCCTGGCATAACCGTGCCATCTGGCATTGTATGAGTAGCTGTTCCGCCGCCCATAAATTCTTGTACTCCGTGGACCTTCATTATTGCGCTTGTTAGATCATTGTTTGCCATAATTATGTAATCTCTATAGTAACCGCCCCAACCGAAAAGGTAGCCGCGACTCCGGTAGGATATGTTTGGTGCTCATATAAGTTTCTAAAACTATTTCCATCGTATGCTTGATGCACCTCCACGGTTGTGTTAAATATTATAGCACCTGTCGCAAATTGTAACCCAGAAATGTCTGTTGCATTAAAATGACCCACGTCGTCGGGGTCTATTGCCCCTAAATTTATTTCTAAAACCCTTACTAACCGGTTAAAAGTATCTGTAGAAACAGACTCGCCTTGGGATTGAGGCAATCTTGTGGGCAGTAATTTAGACACTACCCTCTACGCCCAGAAGCTTGGATATCTAGCCTCGTGTTGCCTATTCTCCATTTGTAATCTTTTCTATTGGCAGCAACCGAATTATCGTCGTCTGATTCAAACCTGATAGCCAGCTGTCTGGTCCTAGTGCGCAAACCTCCATAAGTAGTTGTCGGCGTAATTTGCGTTGTTGAATCTGTGGTTAAACTCTCACCAGGATAATTTCTGCGCTTAATCACCGCATTAATGGCTGGTGAATTGGAAATGCCAATGGAGGTATCAAACTGCACGTCTGGTACTATCTTTTTTATAAAGGCAAAGCTGTCGCCGTCACCCAAATCAATATCGCCCGATTGAATAAAAACATTATCCATGCTGTCAGCATCATTGTTGTAACCGGTTTCATGTAAATAAATGTAACTAGACCCAGACGCCTTGCCAGCCGCCCTGGGTTTATCCTCAATGCCGGCATCAAGCCACGCATAACGCACCATGGACCCAATTGACCAGGTTTGTTCTTCGTAGTTGTAAATTGCGTAACGGGATATTTCCGAGGTGTCATCTTCTAGAGACGGATAGAAAAACCACGCCTCGGAAAATTCTGCATTAATTACCGTGTGACACTTAAATGCTTGACCTAAATTTAAGTCATCAAAAACATAATCTTGCACCGAGCAAGGCAGTTTTTGTACAGAGCCGTTATAATAATAAAAAGCATTCTTAGACATGAAGTAAACGCCGTTTGGCGCATTTGCCATAGCTTTGGGTCCTATCAGACCAGCTCCTTCATTAACCAGATTCAAGGCAAAAGTTAAAGGCGGCCCAATAAAGTTCATGCTGTACAGCGAGGTGTCGGTCCATATTAGTGTTTCTTGTCGGGCTTTCATGCCGCCAATTATTAGTGAACCGGAGGACAAGCGCACCGAGCCAGCGCTGTTAGTGGTTAAAGGCTCAAATTCTAATTCGTTTTCTGTGTCTGAGAAAGCAATAAACATCGGGTCTATCACGCCTGTTCTGCTGCCGCCAGAAAGAGGGTCTGCGCCGAGCACTATTAAGTGTCTGTCCGTTTCGGACGTGATGACTTGCAGTCCGACGGTTGGCACCAAGTTAGCGCCACTGATACCGCTTAAAACTAAAGCTCTAACGGACAGGCCGTTGTTTTCAACCCAACGGTAAATACCACCGCCTCGCGGGTTGATTATTAAGTTCTCACCAAAATTATCGTGCGTCCATAATCTTAATTGGCCTACTGCTGTTATTGCGTTAGTAGATCCAAATGTACTAGCTCCCCATGTGCCTACGCCGAAACCACTAGAAGGTATATACACATCAAGACCTGAATTGATTTGGTATACACCATCCACCCCAGCACCGCCATTTCCGCTGTCGCTGGAATTGGCAGTCACCTCATCGCCGTCCGTGTCTTTAGCTGTAATTTCGTAAGTGTTAGTGCCGGTTACTAAAGAGATTTGATATTCTTGATTTAAGACAGCAGCTGTAACCAGTCCGCCGAGCGTTGCGGCACCAGAAATTGTAACAAAATCACCATTAACAGCCCCATGGCTTGAGTCGGTCGCCGTGATGGTTGAAGAGCCATTAGTGGCCGCAAAAGTAATGCTATTTGTGGACGTTTTTCTAATGGGAGTTACGTCATTATAAGCTTGACCTTCTTCAATGTAATATTTTTGCGTTGCACCGATTCCTAGGTATCTTGCTCCGCCAAGAGATATCCAAGCATGTAATGCTCTTGCAGAGCCTATATAGGTGTTTGCGGAAAGCTTTTCCCAGCCACCTATTTTTTCTGGGCGTCCCTTTCTGAATCGTACAAAGTTTCCGTCTACCCAACCGTTTTCATTAGAATAGTCGGTTTCTTCTTTGTTGATTCCAGCCTTAAAATTGAAAACAGTTAATGGCATAACCAGATACCTTTAACCTGTTTAAGCCAATCGTATTATTGCTGCCGAAGCTGAGGCGCTTGGAAATACGACCGTAAAATCACCAGCCGTGCTGGTTTTGTCGCTACCAAAATCAATAGCACAAAGCGCTTTATTGCCGTTTGTGGAATTGTAAATAAGGCAGCCCCTCGCTGTGACGGTTGCTGTGCCAAAAGTTTCGTCTGCAAAATCACACACGGCAGTAGTTCCGTCCAAAGCCGGCGTGACGTTAGTCAAAGCTTGGCCTCCCGCAGAATAATTAGTGCCCGATGATTGCCCTGTTGTAACGTAGACTGTGCTGGCAGCACCCAAAGTAGCTGAAGACGTATAAAGCGCCAGCTTGATACTGTCCGCCCCGTTTGTTAGATTATGCCCCTCTACAAGTATTTCTTGTTTAAAGCTTGAACAGATAGCCGATGTTATTGCCATATTACAACTCCTTAATAA